CTGGAACACCCGGATCGCCAGCGCAGCCCCCGGCCCCAGCGCCGCGCCCCAGTCGGCTGTCTGCTGCGCGGCGGTGTAGAGCGCGGCCGGGGTGCTGCTGGTCAGCGTGCGCTTGACCGTTACCCCATCAAGGATCTCGACCGCATAAGATTCACTCTCCTCGGCCAGCGGCACCTCTGCCGCCTCCCAGCTATCGGCCACCAGTGCGCGCGACCGCCTGACCCAGTTGATCGTCAGATCACCGGGCACTCGGGCGCTCTGCCATGGCTGCGCCACATGCCCGACCGAGAAAGGCCGCAGCCCGATCCCCGCCGGGGTAAAGGCCGCCGCCAGATAGCTCGCGTCGCTGACCGGTTTGGATGCCGGGCCGATGCGCCAGTTCCACGGCAAGCCCACGTCGCCCGCCGCAATCGGCAGCGCGGCAATCGCGCCGTCGAGCGTCACCACCCGCGCCCCGGCCAGCGCCGGATTGCCCATCGCCCCCTCGGTGCCGCGCTGGCCGCGTAGAAGATGCGTCATCTGGTAGCGCCCGGCCGACACCAGCGTGACCGTGCCTGCCTGCACGATTTCCCAGACCCCGGCGGCGGTTTCCACCGCCAGCACATTAGACCCGGCAAACAAGGCGCTGTCGGTCACGCTGACCGGCGCGCCACTGGCCAGATCAACCAGCAGAGTATTGGCATTGTCGAACCGCGAGGTCGGGCCGGAATAGAAATCCGCCGCCAGCACCCCGACCGATGCCCGCCGCGCCAGCGTGGTCAGCAGGGTAAACCCATCCAGCGCCGGGCTGCGAAACACCGCCATTTCGCCCGGCCATGGCTGGGCATCGGCGGCCAGTAACGGCTGGTGCGCCGGATAGCTGTCGGCCAGCAGCGGCAGGTCCAAGAACCAGACCTGCGGTGCGCCATAGCTGACCGGGGTGGCCAGATTGGCGGGCCGCTCCGTTCCCATCGGCAGGTCATAAACCATGCGGTCCTGCCGCCGTGCGTCAATCGTGCGTGCACCCGCATCGCCGACCGTGATCAGCCGGAACTCGGTCAGCCGCCCGTCATGCTCAAGGCGGATCACGTCGGTCGGGTCCAGCGCCAGCCGCGATGGCGGCAGCTTGAACACCGCCGCCTCGCGCCCGACCCATGCTTCCATCAGCGCGCGGCGACACTGCCGCTCGGCCTCTTCGGGCGGAACCGCCAGCGGAAAGGATTCCGACACCACCCGCGTTGCTGTCACCGTGATGCGTTGCGCCTCGACGATCACCGCGTCATAGTCCTCGTCGGATCGCGCAATCGACCATTTCAGCGCCTGCGGCAGTTCGGTTTCCTGCCCGCGCGTCAGTTCCATGACGTCGCCCTGCGCCGCCGCCACCATGGCATCGGGCGTGATCGTCGCCACCGGTCCCTGCCCGCGCATCACAAAGCGGATGATGCCTTCGCTCTCGACCGCATCAAAGCCGAAGTGCGCGGCCAGCATGGTGATCGAGGATCGCGGGCTTTCCAGTGCGGTGATCACATAGCCCTCGACCGATCCCACCAGACCCGCGACGTCGGTCATAGCCTCCGCCAGCCCGGCCCGCAGGCAGAGCGCGCGCACCAGTGCTGCCAGCGACCCCGACCCCAGCCGCCCGGTGAGCCAATGCCCGAGCCGCCAGTTCGCGCCGTCCGCCCAGACCTCGGTCAGCTCGGGGAAGAACGGATAGGGCCGCGCATCCCAGGTCCAGACCGCGCAGTTCGCCACGTTGAGCATCGGTTCGGCATAGACGTTCGAGATCGGGTTGTTTGCCAGTGCGCCCCAATAGCTGAACGTCGCTTCGAGATATGCGCGCTGAATCGCATCATCCCGCCAGCCGCGCGAGAACCAGGGCAGCGCGCTTTCGGACGATTTCGGGTCATAGAACACGTTCGGCTGATTGGTGCCGCGATCGACCGCCGGGCAGCCAAGCTCGGTGAACCAGATCGGCTTGCCCTCGGCTACCCATGCCGTTGCCGCGCCGCTTTCCACCCCGGCGGGGCGGTTGTAATGCAGGTTCGACCACCAGCCGTGCAGGTCTTTTGGACGGAATACCCAAGGCTTGCCATAAGCCCCATCGGTGATCGGCGTCCGTGTCTGGCTGTCGCGGTCAGCCAAGCTGGCGTAGAACCAGCCAAACCCCTCGCCGCCCGCAATGTTGGATTGCAGATAGGCTTGGTCGTAGATCGACGGCCATGTCTGCGCGTCAAGGTGGTCCCGGCCGTCGCGCCAGTCCGACAGCGGCATGTAGTTGTCGATGCCGACAAAGTCGATATTGGCATCGGCCCAGAGCGGGTCGAGGTGGAAATATACATCGCCAGAGCCATCGGCGGGGTGGTGTCCGAAATACTCCGACCAGTCGCCCGCATAGCCAACATTGACGCCCGCGCCCAGAATGCCGCTCACATCGGCCGCCAGCGCCTGCAATGCCGCCACGGTCGGATAGGTGCTGGCGTCAGAGCGGATGGTGGTCAAGCCGACCATTTCCGAGCCGATCAGAAATGCATCGACCCCGCCCGCCGCCGCACAGAGGTGGGCGTAGTGCAGGATCATCCGCCGGAAACCCCAATCCAGCACCCCGATCCAGCTGACCGCGGTCCCGACCACCGAGAAATCCGCAGGCGTCGCCGTGCCGAAGAACGCCGCAACCTGCGTTGCCGCTGGCGCGGTCTTGTCCACCGATCCGGCATAGCCTGCCGCTGGCGAGCAGGTAATGCGCCCGCGCCAAGGCAGTGCGGGCTGCTCGCCAGCGGCAGCATTATCGGAATATGGGTTCGGCAGGGTGTTGCCGGGCGGAATGTCCATCAGCAGGAACGGATAGAAGGTGACGCGCAGCCCGCGTGCCTTCATCTCCTGGATCGCCTGCACCACCGAGAAATCCGCAGGGGTGCCGCCATAGACCGGCTTGCCATCGATCTGGCTGATCACCGCCGCCGCTGCCCGCGCCACCCCGTCAACCGCCCATACAGGGGTGGTAGCCTTGACCGCCAGATCAACCGCTGGCCTGATGGTGCAGTTGCCCGCGCGCAGATCGTCGCCAAACCAGGCCACGACCAGCGACACGCTGCCGACCGCTGGCAATTGCGCATCGAGGTTGTCGAGCGCCACCAGCATGTCGGCGGTGTCGGCCAGCGCATTGGCGTTCTCGGCCGAATTGACCCCGGCGTCGGTTTTTTTCACGACCTCTGTCGCATAGGCAAACTCGCCCGCACCCGGGATCAGCGTCACCGCCTGCACCTGGCCTTCGGCGGTGTCGGCGTCGGCCAGCGGCGCGAAGACCTCGAAGGACAGCTGCGGCAGGCGGTTGCCGAAGGCGGTGAGGTCCAATTCCTCAAACACCACATAGGCCAGACCGCGATAGGCCGGGGTGCTGGCGGCCCCCATCTTGGCGGCAATGAACGGGTCCGCCGTCTGCGCCTCGGACCCTCGATACCAGCGCATGGTGACTCCGGTCCGGTCCAGCGGCTTGCCATCGGCCCAGATACGGCCAATGCCGGTGATCGGCTGCTCTGTCAGCCCGACCGCGAACGAGGCGGTATAGACATAGGTCGTCGTCGTCACCTTCGGCCCGCCGCCCTTGCCGCCCGAAGTGGCGGTGTTCACGGCCTCGGTGAAATCGGTGGCCCAGATGATGTTGCCGCCAAGGCGCATCCGACCATAGAGCCGCGGGATCACCGCGCCCTCGGTCGAGGACGTCACCCGCAGGCTGTCGAGCCGCGCGCCCTCGTTGCGCTGACCAGGCGTCAACGAGGCCACCAGCGCGGAATCGATCACCGATCCGATGGTGGAACCGATCATGCCGCCGATGGTCGCACCAGACAGACCAAGGATGGTGCCGCCGAACCCGGCACCAAGCGACGTTCCGATGGCACCGAGAACCAGCGATGCCATCAGACAGCCCTTTCCTGCGGAAACCGGAAAGCATAGGCCACGCGCCGCCGCCACGCTGTGGTCAGCGGTTCCTCCATAACCCCAAGCCGGTCGTAGGCATGGATGAAATGCCCATTGGGCATCACGATGCCGCAGTGCTTTGCCACCGCCCCCGCCACCATCCGAAACAGCAGCACGTCGCCGCTGCCCGCCTCGGTGATGCTGATCTCCACCAGTGCAGCCCGCGCCGCCTCGCACAACACCTCACGCCCGCCGGTCTCACCCCAATCGCGGCTATAGGGCGGCACCGGCATCGGCTCTGGCCCCACCACCTCGCGCCAGACCCCGCGCAGCAGACCGAGGCAATCGCAGCCGACACCCAGAACACTGGCTTGATCATGGTAGGGCGTGCCGATCCAGCGCCGCGCCGCATTGACGATGTTGACCGGCAGAATACTCACAGCACACCTCCGCTGTTGGCATTGCCAGAGGCGGCATAACGGAATACCGCGTCCTGCCCCGGAATGTCGGGAAAGCCCCGGAAGTTCAGGATATTGGCAAAGCGGTCGCGGCAGGTTTCCCGCCGCTTGTCGCACCCGGCCCGGATCACGAACGTGTCCGCCACCGCCATCGCCAGCACCGGCACCTCGAGCAGCGTGATGGTCACCACGGCGCTGCCGTCCACGTCATGCAGCAGCACCTCGACCCGGCGTCCGACATTTGCGCCCACAGTCCATTCCACTACGCCCGCGCCAAACCATCCGGCTGCAAACGCGCCCAGCCCGGATGCGGTAAACACTCGATCTCCCACGAGCGCCGTCACCGCCCCGGTGCCCTTGAATGACGCAGCTTCCAGATTGACCCCGCAGCGCGCATCGCCGAGGGTGGCATCGCATGTTGCCTGATAGGCCCGCCCCACCGTCTGGTTCAGCACATGGGCCAGGCTGCGCACTTCGGCCACAAACGACAGCCGCCCGCGCCGGATCTGCCCGATCGCACCGCGCCGCAGCAGCACGCGTTGCGACGTGTCCTGCCAGTTCACGCGCCAGGCTTCGACCGTGGCGTTGTCCCAGCGCCCGTCCACAATATCGGTCTCGGTGATCCGGTCGGAGGTCAGAACACCTTCCGCGTCCTGCGCATCGACCGACAGGTCTGACCCGGCCCGGATTTCCGAGGCGACAAGGCCGCTTTCGGGTTCATGGCTTACCCCGTCAAATGTCAGCACCCGGTCGTGGTCGGTGAACCCCAGAACCACGCCATCCGTGCGGGTAATGGTCCAGCACCAGGCAAGGGTCGTGGTGCTATCGTCAAGGTGGGCTTGCAGCCCTGAAGACAGGATTTTCATCTGCGAAGCTCCAGCAGAGGAATGGATGTGATCGACCCGAGCCGCTCGAGGTCGAGGGTGACGTCGAGCATGTCGGTGTCGAAGCGGACGGGGACGTCAAATTCGAAACCCGCCGTGATCGCGATACCCGCGCCGGGGGCTGCGGTGAAAGTGACGCTGCCGGTGGTGGGATCGACGCTCCAGCCTGACATCTGCTCGACGCCGTTCAGCGCCACCCGCGCTGTTCCCGTGACCGGCCTCGCGATGATCCGTGTCCAGGATTGCGCGCCAGAAGTGTAGACTTTCGACAGTTGGAATGTCGTCAGGCTGCCGGTGCCGGTGCCGATCTGCTGGTCGGTCGGGGTGATCGCCTGCGACGGCAGGCCGGATTTGTAATCGGCCCAGTCCTTGTAGCGAAAACCGAAGAGCCGCCCGTTTCGGGCCTCGAAGAAGGCGACCACGGCCGCCAGATCATCGGCGCGGCGGATGCCATAGGCCACGTCATAGCGGCGGCGAGAATTGGCCCAGCTCGCGTTGCGTTCCTCGTCGCCGGAGGCCAACTCGACCACCTGCGTGCGCCGTTCCGGCCCGCCGCGCGCCCCGCGGCTGATGTTGTCGGGGAACCGAACCTCGTGAAACGCCATTACATGCCCCTCCGGCCCAGCGACACGGCGCGGGCAATGTCGGATGCAACCTGCGTGCGGGATTGCCGGAAGCTTTCGGCGTCGCGGGTCTGGATGTTTACCGTGACCGGGCCAGCCGCGCCGTAGCCCGCCGTATCCCGCCGCGACAGCACCCGCTCGCCCTTCTGCAGGATGGCGGGCACCTCATCGGGCCGCAGCCCGGCCCAGCCACCGCCATGCATCCGGGGTGCCCCGGCAAAGGCCATGGCCGGAACCATCCGCGAGGGGCCAGCGCCGCCCACCACACCGCCCGCGTGCAGGACACCCGCAACGATTCCGCCGACATTGCCCCGCGCGCCCGAGAGGACATTGGCGATCGGGCCGAGGATGAACTGCCGCGCCGCCAGTTCCGCCAGATCGGCGATCATCGAGGTGATCAGATCGTTGAAGTTGAGCTTGCCGGTGCGCACAAAATTTCCGACAGCGGTCTCGGCGCTTTGGAAGGCACCGACGAGGGAATTGCCGATATCGGCCCCGATGTTCCGCGCACTGGCGGCATAGTCGGCCAGCGATTTGCTGATTGCATCCCATGCGCCCGCGCCAGTTCCCGCCGCCGCCGTCAACAAATCCATCGCATGCGCCGCGTCGGTCGTGGTGATCACCCCAGCCGCCAGCGCATCGTTGATCGTCTCGGACGCCTCGTCGAATTTCTGCGAGGCCGCAATCGCCGGATCAAGCGACGCCATCAGGCTGTCATAGGCCTGGGTGATCTGGTCGATCGAGGATGCACCAGCTCCTGATGCAGCTTTTGCCAGCGCCGCCACCCGCGCCTGATACTCGGCGCTCAGCGCCTGTTCCTGCGCAAAAAGCTGCACCTTCTGCTCGATGCTGTCGCGCACAAACGCTCGCTGGCCGTCCTGCAAGGTTTCCATCGGCGGCAGGGCGGCGACCAGTTCCGCGCGGTATTTTGCAACCGAGGCGGCCGCCGCGTCACCGCCGCCGCTCAGGGTGGCGATACCCGCCCTCAGCCCCGCGATGTTCGTCGCCGCTCCGGCCAGCGCCCCCGGCAGGCGGCTCAGGAATCGCGACAGCGCCGAGGCTTGACCCGATGCCCCGGCAAGCGCCCCGGTCAGCCCATTGGCGGCATTGGTGGCGGCGTTCAAAGGCGATGCAGGGTCGGCGTCCTCAAGTTCCTTGAGCCGTGCCCGCGCCGCGTCAAGTTTGGCCTGCAAATCGACCACGGCCGCAGCGGCAAGCTCGACATTCCGTGCCATTGCCTCGCCCGTGCTGCCCGGCGACATGTCCCCGCGCGTCAGCGGGTTCTGATCGAGCAGGGCTTGCCCGGCAGTCTGCTTGGCGCGCATTTGCGCCAGCGTCGCATCGGCGTCTTCCAGCTTGGCCGCCGCCTCAGCAATGTAAGCCTGCGTCGAGGCGATGGCTTCCGCGCGGGCATTGGGCCCGCCGATCTGGGCGTAAAGCCCAAGCGCCTCATTCATCCGGGCCTGCGCCGCGCTCGATTGATCTGCGGCCTCCCCGAAGATGTTCATCCGGAACGCCAACTCGCCAAGGCCGACGATCAGTGCGCCAACGCCGGTTCGCACCAGCGCGCCTTTGAGAGCAACCAGCCCCAATGTGACGCCCCGCAACCCAAGTGCGGCCGCGCCCATCGCCACGACAAACCGGCCCCCGAAGAACGTCGCGAACGCCCCGGCGATGCTGGCAATCTCGCCGATGTTTTGCCCCAGAAACTCGATGCTGGTCTGAAACACCCCTCCCACCCGCGTCGCATCGGCCATGGCATCGGCCACGTTTTCCAGTGCCGGGGCCGCGGCGACCGTCAACTGGTTGGACAGGCCGAGCCAGACCAGACCGAGCCGCGAGATGGCATCATTGGTGCGCTCGATCTGATCGGCGTCCTGATCGCTGACCACAACCCCGAAATCGCGCACGTCCTCCGTTGCCTGACGCAGCGTGGCCGTGTCGATCCGGGTGAACACCAGCGCCGCACGGTCACCAAAGAGCTGCGAGGCGACAGCAGCGCGCTCGGCCTCCGGGACAAACTGACCCAGCGCGTCCTGAATGGCCGCGATCCGCTGGTCCATCGGCAGGGCTAGCAGTATCTCCGCCGTCAGGTGCAGCCGCTTCAATGCATCCACCGCCGTGCCGGTCCCGCCCGCCGCTTCCGACAGCCGGGTGGTCAGCTTCTTGGTGGCCTGTTCGATCTCGCCCATCGACACGCCCGCCAGATCGCCCGCGCGCTCCAGCACCTGAATGCTGGCGACCGTGGTGTCGAGCGAAGCCGCAAGCTTGGCCTGTGCATCAACCGTCTGCAGGCCGGATTTGATCATCGCAATGCCTGCCGCAGCCGCCGCAGCAACGGCCACCGCCGCTGCGACCTTCACCCGGCTTGCGAACGCCGCCAGCTTGGCGTTGGCAATTTCGGCTTCCCTGGACATGCGGCCAAAGCCCTTTGCCCCGGCATCGCCGACGCCCTCCAGTTCAGCGCGCATCTGTTTGCCGCCGACCGCCGCCAGCCGAACGCTGACCCTTTTTTCAGCCATCATGGTCCCCGATCTGTTCGTTCATCTTGCGCACCATCACCGCCTCCAGTTCCGGCAGCAGCTCGGCCACCACCATCGGGTTCAGGCCCAGCGCCTGCCCCAGCGCCAAAGCCGCCCCCATGTCCCAGCCCAGCACGGCGTTTCCTGCCACGCGCAACTGGCCGCCAAGACGCCCGACCAGATCCCAGACCTGCCAGCCGTCATGGCTCTGCGGCCGGTTCAGTCTTGCCGGGCAGTCCGGGCACGGGCCTTCGCAGGCCTGGCAGTAGCTGTCGCCCCCGCCGAAGGACCACTCGGCAAGGGCGCGAAGACGTTTTTTTCCGCGTCCAGCAACAGGCCAGGCGCAGAGTAGCGGATGTTGAAGGCCTCGTAGATCGGATACAGCGACATGAGCGCGTCGATGCCGTCCGGGCTGACTTCCAGCACCTTGCCGTCCGCGTCACCCACCCCTTCCCAATCGACAATTGCACGCCGGGCCAGGGCTGCGGCGAACACCGCCGCGCGGGTGTCGTTGCTGGCATCGGCCGCCAGTGCCTGCACCGCAGGGTCCGATCGGGCGGCCACCATCAGGGCCGTTGTCAGCGGCAACATTTGCAGCCGCACGCCGTGGCCGAGATCGAGCCATTGCGGCTCAGGGGAGAGATTGATCCGGATCATGCGTAACTCGCGATGCTGTTGACGAGGACGGCGGTGCACATCCGCGCCGGGTTCACGGCCAGCGCGGCCTGCCAGTCGAAGGTGGCCTGCACGCCTTTCGGCCCGGAAATCTCGATCCGGGGCCGCGGCAGATAGACGGCATGGGCGGTGAAGGTGAAACTGGCACTGGCGCTCAGACTGTAGGTGAACACCAACTCGGCGGGATCGCCGTTGATCGCCTGGTCAACCAGCGTGCTGTCGGCAAACCGGGCCTCGATCTTGCCCGTCAGCGCGGCCATGCCGGGATCAGCGCCGTCGATCTGGCCGTCGCTGCGGATGGTCTCGATCCGGTCAAGGTTGTTGGCATAGTTGACGTCAGCCGAGACGATATTGCCAAGCGCCGCCCCATCGCGGGTGATCGCGCCGTTGAAATGCCCGAAGCGCTGCAACGTGAGCGCGGCAAGGGTGCCTGCGGCGGTGCTGGCGGCAACGGTTTCGTCTTGCGCGACCAGGCTGGCGGTGGCGGTCAGCAAGCCCGAGCGCTGCACCTGCCACGCGAGCTTGTCGAGCACGCAGCCGGAATACATCGCGTATCGCGGCACCTCGGGCATGCCGGTTTCGATCGACATCGATGGCAGGGTCCAGCTGCCCGAGCGGAACTCATGGGTGTAGGGGCCAACGCCAGAGGTGATCGGATCGCCGAACGCCGCCTTCAGCCAGAACCCGAACGCCTCGGCGTCGATCGGCACCACCACGTCGCCGTCGGCAGTCACCGCATCCTTGATCGGGGCCAGCGGATCGCGGCCATAACCCAGCAACTCGCTGTCGAGCAGCGGCTGTTCCGACCCCAGCGAGGTCGTGGCGAACGGCATCTTGGTGTAGCCGCTCGCGGGCGCGGTGCCGTAAACCGTCTCGAACGCCAGCGCCATCTGCGCCCGCGCGCCTGTTGCACGTGCCATGTCAGAGTCCTTTCATGATGGTTTCAGATCAGGGGGTCGGGTGTCGCATAGTGCAGCACCACAGTGATCACGGCGGCTTTCAGCGCGGCAGCCCCTTCGATCGGCAGATCGACGGGCTCGGGCGCTTCCGCCTCGACCCAGTCGCAAAGGCCGCCAAGGGTGCGGTCAGTAGCAATCGCCGCGCCGATATCCGCAGTCAGCGCATCGAACAGCGCATCGCGCCCGGCCCCGGCCTGGATCACCACCTCGAGCTCCGCCCGGTGCTCGTAGAAATAGCTCAGTGGCGACAGCGTCACCTCCGGCTCACCCGGCTTGCCATCGCGCAGGATGATCAGGCCAGGGGCCGGAATACGCTCGGGCAGGACACCCTCGCGCAGCACCGTAGCGGCAAGCGTCAGCAGCCGCGCGTGCAGGGCGGCCAGAACCAGTTCACGTTTGCTTGCCATCAGAGGTGATCCTCGACCCAGTTGCGCACGATGCTGCCCGGAATGGCCGCCGCCGCGCGCTCGGCGTCGCGTGCCAAGTTGAGCCGCTTCGACAGTTTTACCTGCCGCACCAGCAGGAAGATCGGCGCCGTCACCTGACCGCGTCCGGTTTTCGACTTCGAGACCGCCGCCTGACCGCGTGTGTTCAGCCGCACGGCATCCGCCACCAGCAGGCTTGGCCCCCGTCTGCGATAGACAAACCGCAGGCGCAGGCCGGTCTTTTGCTCCCACATGCCGGGGGTGATGCGCTTGCCGCCCAGCGCCTTGCCTGCGGCAGGCAGCGGGATCGCCAGCCAGAAGCCTTCGGCCGAGCGGATCAGCGGGCCGGTGTCGTGCGCCCCGATGATCACCGGCGCGTTGGACCAGACCAGCGCTGCGGCGTCCAGGCTGTTGCGACCCTTGGGCCAGGTCTGAGACCGGATGGTGTTGGCCAGACGCTGGCCCAGACCCGCGCCGGTGATCTGCGCCCGCCAGGCGGATTTGAGGCTGGCTCCGGCTTGGGCCATTGTGGTCGAGACGGCCTTCTGACCCGCCGCCACTTCGGCGCGCATCAGCGCCACGATGTCAGGGGCGATTTTCACGTCGATCTTCATGCGGGCCTCATGTCCAATGTCCAGATCAGCCGCTCGCGATCCAGTTTTGGTTCGCCCTGGATGGCAAAGCTTTCGGCCCCGATGTTGATCAGGTCGCCGGGCTCCGGTGTTGGCAGGTCGGAAACTCTGGCGTCCAGTCGGGTGGTTTCCGACAGGATGCGCCCAGCGCCGAAGGGCGTGATCTCGTCGGGCGATTTGCGGATGACCCGGACGGCGACGCCCGGGCCGACCCCGCCCGCAAGCCAGAGAGCATCCACCGCCATGTTGGGATCCGCAAAGATCACGTTCATGGCGGTGGCGAAGGCGGTCATGTCGCTTTCCCCGCTCAGTTGGAGCTGTGGAGGCGGATCGCGGTGCGCGGCCGCTTGTTGACCGGCAGGATCGAAGCTTCGGTCAGGAGGTTGATCCAGCGATCCTTTTCGTCCATCAGCTGGCGCGCATAAAGCGGCAGGCCGATGGTGTTGGCGAGGCTGATCTGGTTGGCCGGGCCGCCGTAGGTGGTGAAGGTGTCGATGGTGCCGATCGGAAAGGCGACGCCTTCGCCAGCCGGGATCAGCCGTTCCGCCGCCCCGGTCGAGAGGGTGAC